CGTAAATTCATAATCCATTGTTTTACTTCTGAAAGATTTACTGGACCTTCTGCTCTTGGCTCCCACCATGCAACGGCATCAACAACAACAATCGGGGCTACCTGTTCATAATCTTTAATTACTTGAATACTTACCCACTTATCCACATGGGCAATTGCTACAGCACACTTATCATGCTTTTGGGCAAGGTCAGCATGAATATAATAAACCTTATCTGGATCTGGTTTAAAAGTTTCATCAAACCTTCTAAATGAATCTAATGGGTTTCTAGAGTTCATACATTTTTCTAGTTTATCTTTTTGTTTAAAAAATGCATCAGAAGAATAAGTTGGCATACAGGCAAAACGCATCATTGCATCACCAAGGTCTGTATAAAAAGCTAACTTAAAGTCTTCTATTTTACGTGTAGGGTTTACTTCCCATGTAGGTCTTTTGAATGCAAATACTCTTGGTATTTTATATTGGAGAATTGTATCCTCGTCCCACGAAATTTCAAACTGATTTCCTGGATCACTATGAGGTAAATCTTCATTCATTATGAAAGTGTGGGTGCGTTCAATAGTTTCTTTTTCAGCAATAACTGATTCATACCGCTGGGAAATAAAGTCACCTTGATAGCGTGGGAATGAAAGAAGAACTACTTTGCCTAAGTCAGGAAAACGAGAGTCTACTGTTCCACGAAATGCTTTATAAATATTATCTGCAGTTTTACCTTGTTCATTACCTGTTCCAACCTCTGTAGCAAAACCAGAAATTTCATCAAGAACTGCCATTAAAAGGTTTAAACCCTCATGAGATTCTCTTTCTGAGTGACCAGAATAAACGGTTATGCCTTTATCAAATTCAACTGAATCTGCTTTTGGATTATACTTTCCTGCAAACCAAGGTGACTTTTCAACCTTTGTTTTAAATCCTTTAAAAAAAACATTTTTAGCTTGTTGTGCGTTAACTGCAACGTTAATAATATCAATAGCATCCCCTGGTGGCTTACCAAAATAAACTGCTGGATCTTTAAGGCATAAAAGTTTATACACTACATATGCACATGCTACTGTTGATATAAAGTCTTTTCCACTACCCTTGCCAAGTTGAAGAATAAGTTCATTCTTGGTATATTTATTAAAATGATTTACACCTTCTTGTTCTCCCATTAAATCTATAAGATCTTCCTTACGATAAATTTGGCTCATAGCTTCTACAATTTCATACTGAATGTCAGACAAGATAGGCTGGCCTAAATACTCTGGAGATTGCACAAAGGTTTTTACATCTACTGGTGTTTCAACAAAATGATTTTCTTTTAAGACATCAAGAAACTCATTGAACATCGTGGACAATTGTAATCACTTCGCCTTCTTTTGCAATAGATGAAAGTCTTTGCATAATTAAATCACGTATTTCTGGATGCTCTGAAGCAACATCACGAAGTATTCCTATTAAAACTTCTTGTCTACGTTCAATCTCAACCATTTCTTCTGCAAGTTCTTTGTTTTCAAGAAGTCCAGCTTTTTGTAACATTTCAATTCTAGATTTTTCAATATCCATAACAAGCTTAATGGATGCAGTCTTGGCACTTAGGTTATTGGTTAAACTTGATTCATCCATAACTTCATATGCCTTTGTAATTAACTTTGTATAGTGTGTGTCTGCTCCCACCAATGCTTCTTTAGCTCGTGCACGAATAGCATCATTAGCAGATGCCATAACCTTCCATTCATTAATAAGTGCTACTACTCTAACTCTTGGAATATCAAGTTCTTTAGAAATAACCGTTGGGTCATTTCCTTTTAAGTATTCAGAAACAACTTGATTAACTTGATCAAGGTGGCTTATTAAATCAGACTCAGTTGACATACTTACCCTCTAGTCTATTAATCTCATCTTTAATATAAAATATTGCTTTTTCTAGATCTTGAATTGTTCTTTCTTCATCCTTTAAGCCTGCTCTCCATAAATATTTAAAAGCATTTCCAATATTAAAATTTCTATGACGAGTAATTTCTAGGCACTCTACACCTGAAGGATCCGTTGTATAGTGTCTTGGATGATTAACTTGATCAACTGTAATTGTAAGCCTACTATTTGTTTTCTTCATCATTATCCCAATCAAAAGCTTCTGGCAAACCTTTTAGTGCTGTAAGAACAAAAGTTATTCCTACTGCACCAGCAATACCAATACCAATTAAAATCTTTTGTGCTTTATTCATCGTCTACTCTTCCTTAATCCAAATTTTGCAAGATAAACATAGATAGTTTCTATACTTGCCCCGCACTCTTTTGCAATTTCTTCAGGAGATTTTTTATCCATAAGATATCTCTTACGTAGCCAAACCTCTGATGTATATAGTTTACCAGCCATAATGTTATTTGTCAACTTCTTTTTCAGAAATATCATAATTAAACCTATTAGAGTTTTCTAAGATCCATTTATCTTGATTCTCAACATCATATTTTTTTTCATTAATTATTCTATCAATTAGGTAATCTTTTTCAAGGGTAAAAGATGGCTCATATATACGAACCCTATTGTTAGGTTGAATAGCAAAGTTTCCATCATCTCTTTGTATGACGTGACCACACTTATGGTCTGCTGGGCTTTCAGAATATCCGTCATCTAAAACATTTGTATCTGGATTATGCCAGTCTAGAGTAAACAAATAGGTTCCTTTATTCATTGTTTTTGTTCTATCTATGTAAGACATTCTAAGGTTTGTTAGATTTTCAAACCTTGTTACAGCAATGTGATGACTAAAAGAATTCCATAAAACTAAATTATGTAGATCTACTTCAGGAACACCTGGCTCTGTGCAAAAAGCAGAAATTGGAAGTCTCCACCAGAGGCCACCGTCTGGCATCATAATATGAAATAATGGGCTTCTAGATTTTAAACTTGAAACGCCAAAGACCACACACTCAAAGTATTTGTCATGGCTATCTTGATGATTACGTAAGTAGTTTCCTCTTACATAGCAACTTATTGGTGGTATGTTTGCATTTAGCTCTGGCATTACTGATTACCCTTTTCTATTGTTTTAAGTTTATCCCAAAATCCGCCAGGATTTCCTTGATAAATTTGTCCAGTTTCACGATCTATTAAAAGCCACTTTGTTGGTGACAAAGTTTTTACAGTTAAAATGGTATTTTCTTTTTCTTCTTTAAAAATAAAGCTATCTCTATCCATTGTTTCCTACTGCCTTATCCCAATTTTTTATTGCCCAATGCCCGATTCCGCAAGCATCTGCAACGTCATTGTCTGTAATAGTTTTATTATACTGAAGGTTTATAAAGTTTACCGTTCTTTGTTTTCTGATTTCTCTTTCGTTTGTTTTATGCCAAGACTCAGATTTGTTTGGATTCTTAGATCTAATAAAAAGTTTTTCATCTTTAGATATTTTTTTATTACCAATAAAATTTTGCCAAGTAATCGGAGATACTTTGCCCACAATATTTATTCCAGACATTGCAGCAGCACCCAAAAGTGCGCCTTGGACTAATGCAAGGTCTGCAGCAGTTTTAGGGCTATTCATAAACACCGTATGCTCAATCACAATAGCATCTACATTTATATATTTTTGAAAATATGCTGATGTTTTTTTTGCTGCGTCCCCTACCTTAGAGTATATATCTTTACCTTCAAAGATAATCTTACCAACCTCTTTTAACTGCCCATCATAAAATGTTGCATAGGCAAGGCTATTTGTGCTAGCATCTATTGCACATATTCTCTCAGGAACATGAGCTCTCCCCGCATTAATTATTTTGTTCATAATCAATAAATCCTTTAAGTTTTTTTAACATTTTGGCTACTTCTTTTTCACTAACATTACAATTAGAACAAAATCCAGAATCATTATAAATAGATAAGTCTTGGTTGCATCCACCAAGACACCTTCTTACCTTCCCAATCCTACTTTTTCTACGTTTTGCATTATACTTTTCTGCAAGTTTTTCTTTTGTGGCAGCAGCCCTACAATTTTCTCCACAATATATTTGATAGCTTACTTTCGGTTTAAAGTATGCATTGCAGTAATTACAAGGCTTCACTCAGTTCCTCCAGAGAAGCAATCTTTACTGTTCCCGTGCCTGCCTCTGCACACGCTGCCTTTACTGGGCATGTTTTACATATTTTTGAATTACCACGATAGTTTTTGGTAGGCAAAGTTTGACTAGTCCAAGCTTTACGGACTTCACGCATCCAATTAAATGCACCATCAACCCATTGACGATAATTGTCATTAACCTGTATGGGAATAATCATAAGGTCATGAGTGTTTTTATTTTCATAAACTAGAGCGCCTTTAGATTTTCCAAATATTTTCATATAAATAAGTAGTTGAATTAAATGACTAGACTTAGGTTTGTTTGTTCTTTTTCTGTATTCAAATCCCTCATTCATCATTGTTTTAATTTCACCAAGAATTTCTTCGCCTTCCCAGTTAAGCATTACATCGCCGTAACCAAAAATTGGAGGATCATCATAAATTACTTTAAATTCTGTTGTTGTTTCACCTTTATCATTAATATATGGAATACCAACTCCAGAATCAAGCATTGCTTTTTGAATTCTTTCATGCCCCATAGTTCCAGAGCTCATGTTAGCAGCGCCGTAAGCATCTGTATAGTCATCAAAGATGGCACCGTTAAATGCTAAAAACCAATATCTTGGGCATTGTCCATGCTGATAGGCAATTGTTGATGGAGCAAAAGATTTTTTCTTTGTATGCTTTGGTCCTCGTTCTGCAATATATCCAGTCTGGATCTGCTTAACCATTTCTTCTGCATTAAAAATTTCATTCTGTTTAGACATTGTTTGTCTTTGTTCTGATTCTTTTAACATAACCTGCTGTAGTAAATTTTTAGTCATTTTATCCCTTTGTTTATATAAGTATAGCAGGTTAGCGCATTATATACTTGAGTGCTGACACCAAGTTATTGATAGATTCTGCTGCTGTATAATAAATATTTTTCTTTGCACGATCATTTTTATCTACATTGGCCATCCATGTAGCCTTAAAAGCCATCTTTGCTGCAATTGCTTGTAGCCTTACAATTTCAATGCTTGCTACTTGTGCTGGAATATCAGGCTTAATTATTACCTTAGCAATAAAGGTTAGGGCAGTAGTAAGCTCTTCGTCTTTCATATAGTCTGCTATTTCTGTTAAACCATTTACCATCTCTAACGTTGTTTTTTGTGGAGCCTCAGTTGTCATTATTTTCTCTTTCTGTTAATTGTTCTAACATGTCTAACTCTATTATAGCAAGTCTAACTTTTTGTGTGCCCTCGCCTAAAACAATAACTAGTGCAGGGTCCATGCTTTTTTTTAAAGCATCTGTTACTACCTTAGCCCATACATCCTGATTCAAGGTAAAAGATTTTGAACACTCTTTAAAGTCTAATACAAAATTATGCCATGAGGCATCTCCTTTAGTATTATTTCTTCCAGAATTTTTATGTTGCTTAGCCCCTATTCTTTTACTTTCGCTTTTTTCGCTCATAATCCTCCTTTGTTGGAGGCAGTAAGTTAACTTTAGATATATGTTTTTCTGGACACATCCAAGTTGTATCACCAGTTTCCCTCCAATATCTCAAAGAGCCTACTTCAACTCCACATTTCTTACAAGGAAACTTTCCTTCATATACTGTAAACTCTTTAGCCATTAGCCAACTTATTCTTAAGCTCTTCTTGTAATGACAAGTCTTCCCTAACTCTTGAAACAAAGCCATCTCTACCCTGAACTTTTGTTCCATCATCTAGCTGATACCAAGCGCCAGTTCTATTAACAATTCCTGCTGCTTCTGCTGTATCCACAAGATCTCCAATAGAATCAATACCAATGTCGTTACCCCTAAAATAAAAATCGTATTCTCCTGATTGAAATCCTGGAGATGTTTTAGAAAACTGTAACTCCCAACGAATTTTTCTACCAATTTTTTCTTCAATTAATTTATCACCAATTTTTATTTTACCTTTAATTGCTTGGTTATCTGACTCAGACGAAAATAACTTAATAACTGTTGAAGAATAGAACTTAGTAGCCTGACCACCAGTAGGCTGCTGGCTAGTATACATAGCATTAATATTATTACGACTTTGACTAATAAGGACAAACAAAGTTGGCTTAATTTTATTATTTGCATAGTTAATCATTTTCCAAGCATTGGAAAAGTCACGAGACTCTGCACCAATTTGTTTTGTATTTTCAAGTTGTTTAAGTTCATCTGAATCCTTTTCAAAGTAAATAGCAGGTAGTAAAGATGTAATTGAATCAACAACAACAATGTCAACCCCAGCATGAATAAGGTTGGTCCCAACATCCACCATTTCATTTATTGTCCTAGCCTGTGAGTATATTATTTGAGAAGAATCAACCCCTAAGCGCTCTGCCCATTTTGGATCATAAGACATTTCTGCATCAATCCATGCACAAACTTTTCCTTCTTTTTGTGCTAGACCTATCATTTGAAGGCATAGAGAAGACTTTGCAGAGGATTTGGAGCCCCAAACAAGAACTTGTCTACCATAAGGCAATCCTCCAGCAAGGGCACGATTTAGCCCAAAGCTGGGAGTTTTTGCATATTCTATTGGAGGAACCGAATCTCCAACCATAATACTTTTTCTTAACTTGGGGTTAAGAGCTGCTAAAACTTCTTCCATACTAACCATTTATATCCTCCAGTGTTATTGTTCCATCTTTTGTTTTTCCAAAACTAAACTTATAGGATTTTCCTTCTTCTATTTTCATATATGCTTTTGGGAAGGCTGTTGGAAAAACTGTTATAGAATGTAAGTCCCTACTTGTATCTGCAAGAGTTAGAGATGCCATTTTCTTACCAGCTTTTGTAACTCTAGGCTTAAAAGATACTACAAACATTTCCTCGTCTTTGTAAGGCAATTGCTTGTATCCTAAAAACTTTACTAAAGCATTATCAGAATTTTTTATTTCATCAACAGGTATTGCAGAAACAATCCTGTTGTCATTACAAAGAGCCAAGTAAGTGCGACCAGTCTCAATAGTCGTATTTTCATCATCAAATATACCGATACTGCCAGTTTTGTCCAAAATTTCAACTCGTGACCACCCTGTTCCTCTTTTAATTAATTTTACCATACCCATAATAATGAAAGATCCCTTTTCTTCAAACTCTTCAATATCTTTAATAAATGCATAGTAGTGAGATGGAATTGTAATATTAAATTCTGGAAGGTTTAAATATTCATATAGATTTTCTTTAATCTCAGAATCATTTCTTGGATTATCTGGAAATGTTGCTCCACCAATAACCCTTAAGGCTTGTAGTGCTCTGCTATTAACGCCATTACCTTTTGTAAAAGTAAACTCTTCAAGTTGTTTGTAGGAAGTAAAAGGACGTGCAGCAATATATTTAGATGCAATGTTGTCAGATATGTATTTAATTCCCGTTAGTCCGAATCTTATTCCTTTGCCCTCAATCTTAAAGTCTGCATCTGAATCATTAATATGTGGCAGCTTAATTGAAATACCCATGCGCTTTGCTTCAATTAAATATTCTGTTCTACCGTCTTTATCTTTTTCATTTTTAAGAAGGGCAAACATAAACTCTAGTGGATAATAAAACTTTAACCACGCCGTCCAATACGAGAGAGTAGAGTAAGCGACTGCATGGCTCTTGTTAAACGAGTATCCCGCATGTGCCTCAAAGTCACGCCATAAATCCAAAGCTTCATTAGGACTAATATAGGCAGAAGCGCCACTAATAAAACGATCCTTAAAAATGTCAAATTCTTTAGCATCTTTCTTCTTTCCAATAATTTTACGAACTTGATCAGCTTCAGACATAGACATTCCACCTAAGTGAACACATGCTTGCATAACTTGCTCCTGATAAAGGACACAGCCATAAGTATCTTGTGTAAATGGTTTCATAATTTGGTGACTATAAGATACATTTTGTTTACCATGTTTACGTGCAATATAGTCTTTACCAATTGTATTCATTGCGCCTGGACGAACCAATGCATTTGATGCAGCAAGTTCATTAAGATTTTTTACACCCATTTTAATTAAAAGGTTGGTGTATGGTGTTGCTTCACATTGAAATACACCCTTAGTATATCCATCAGAAAGCATTTGATAGACATTAGAATCTTCCATATTAATTGAAAGCAAGTCTATATCTACATAGTGATTTTCCTTAACCATATTAATAGTATCTTTAATTACCGACAAAGTTTTTAATCCAAGTGCGTCAATCTTAATGAGGCCAATCCGTTCAGCTTCCTCCATGTCAATACCAACGACAGGTATGCGTTCATCAGACCCAGGAGAAGATCTTGTCTCCATCGGAGCAAACCTAAAAATCGGATCTTTGCTAGTGACCACACCAGCAGCGTGTATGCCAGTGCCACGAATACGACCACGAAGTTTTTCACCATATATCTCCACCTCTGGATATTTTTCACGAAACTCTCTAGTTGATTTTGATGTGCAGAAATCATCCCAAGTATCTACTAACTTTAAAACTTTGTTTACATCTGCTAAAGGAATATTTAAAACTCTAGAGATATCTCTAACAATTCCTTTTCCTCTAAACTGTAAGAATGTTGCAATGGAAGCAACATGTCTGTATTGTCTAACTAAATAATCCTTAACTTCTTCACGACGGTTGTCTTGAATATCTGTATCGATATCTGGAAAGTCATTACGGTCTGGATTAATAAAACGGAAAAACAATAGTCCATGTTTTATTGGATCAATATCAGTTATGCCAAGTGTGTAACAAACTAAAGAGCCAGCAGAAGAACCACGGCCAGGTCCTACAAGAATTCCTTCTTTCTTAGCCCAGTTAATCATACTTCTAACAACTAGAAAATAAGAAGCAAACTTTTTATTTTTAATAATTTCAAGTTCTTCATCTAGCCTGTCTATATATTCCTGATTACCATCAAGTCCTTTTAGCTTCAAACCTTCAATAGCAATGGCTTTAAGTTCTTTGTCTGGGTCTTTATATTGAACTGGGAGCAGGTTTAATCCATCTTTAAGGTCATAATCTTTAATTTTATCTGTTACTAGTAGGGTATTTGTATACATATCTTCTCTAGTTATACCCTGGGATTCCATGGCAAATTTCATTTCATCATATGATAATAAATGAATGTCAAACTTATTGAATGACATCTGTCTATCTGCCCCGTATAAATAGTCAAGACGCTTCATCATTCCATCTTGCTTTTTTGATTTTTCATATGTAGAAGTTTTTTCTACCTTAGCATGTGAATTCATAAGCAACTTAAACTCTTGAATTTCTTTTTGTGATTTATCAACATGGTGGCAGTCTGGAGTTACAACAACTTGGACCTTAAACTCATCTGCTAAATCAGATAGCTGTTTATTTACTTCTGCTCCATTGTGTGGCATAAGTTCCATATAAAAATCATCTACAAATACTCTCTTAAACCATTCAATATGTTTTTTGGCTTGGGCATATTCATTATGCTCAATAGCTTTTGCAATTATTCCGCTAAGACATCCAGATAAAACGATAATGCCTTCACTATACTTTTCTAATGTTTCAAAATCAAAGCGTGGCTTATTAAAGTATCCTTCAGTCCAAGCAATTTCATTAATCTTATTAAGATTTTCTAAACCTTTTTGGTCCTTGGCGAGAAGGATAATGTGAAAATAAACCATGTCAAGAGGATCAGTGCGTTCTGCCTTTGCTCTCTTGTCAAATCTATCAACACAAAAATATCCTTCTACACCTAGGATAGGCTTTACACCATTTGCTTTTGCAATTCGATACAGCTCTCGATGCCCAGATAAGGTTCCGTGATCTGTGATAGCCAATGCTGGCATACCAAGTTCAACTGCTCGGTTTATATATTCTTCTGGAGTAGCAACACCATCAAATAATGAATAGTGTGTATGGACGTGTAAGCCAGTATAGTTCATATTACCAATCAGCGTTTGTTGCTGAAGTGGTAGTTGGGCCATCAAAGCCCAAATAGAACGCTTCTTGTTCCGCATATGGAATCTTCTTTAGTGCAAGTTCCAATGGGAATGGTTCGATTCCAGACCAGTTAAATGGTTCTGTATCGGGTGCTGATGGAATTAGTGTGTAATTGGTTTCAGTTCCCTGACCATTACGCTTTAGCTTCCATACAACATTTGAGATGCTACCAGTTTCAAGTGCATACTCACGAATTGTATTAAATGATGATTGCTTACTGATACCCATTGACCAGATAGCGACATATGGCTTTTCAATTCCATCGTCAACTAGAACATTGCAATAAAAACGTAGGCGACCTCTCCAGCCAGCCTTTGGATCTTTACGATGCATTTCTTCTGCCCAGTCACGGCCTTCTGATTCCATTGTGTCTACAGCTTTGCGCTTATAGTCTTTTGGATTTGTGTGTTCTTTTACTACAAGTGATAAACCACGCTCTGCATTATAATTTGCAGAATCTTCGTCTAACTCTTCTATGAAACGAATCTTTACTGATTGTCCATCGGCAAGCTTTAGCCACTTTACCTTTGGTGAGTTTTCATCATATTTTGGCTTGTCGAGCAGGGCGTTGATTGCTTTTAATCCCTTTACTACGCTCATGTTTTCTCCTTCGTGTTGTTTATATTAGTTTAGCATAGACGATATAGATTTGTCAAATTGGAATTCTAAACTCCTAATTGTTTCATCATCCATATCACCAATGTCTTTGTATTTTTTATCTATCGTGATTACACTAATAAGAGATCCAAGTTTTTCTATTAACTTATCCTTCATTATTTTTCCAGCTTCATCATTATCTGCAACAAGTATAACGTTGTTGAAATACTTTTCTAATAGTCTGATTTGAGATGCAGACACATTAGCACCCAGAGTTGCAACTGCTGGGAAACCTACTTGATCTAATCGAATAGCATCAAATGATGATTCGACTACATATACAACGCTAGAGCTTTTTACTCTATGCAAATTAAATAAAATTTTACTTTTTGGCAATCCTGGAGTATTTTTAAACTCTTTACCTTCAACAGTTCTTGCAACAAATCCAATAGTCATTCCGTCTGGAGACTGCATTGGTATCGTAACAGAATCTTGTTTTTCTGAATAACCCAAATTAAATTTTATCACAGAATCTTTTGTAATTCTACGACCTTCAAAATATCTCATGGCTCTTGGAGATTCTGTTGCTTGATTATTTAATCTTTTAATTAAAAGCTCATCATATTGTATAAATTCTGGTGGGGCATACAGGGTTTTGTTTACAATATTTTCTATATTATGTTCTGTTTCTTTGCTTTTTATATACCTTGCAGTTTCAAAATATGTTCTTCCAGTAGTAAACATAACAAACTCTTCTAGGCTTTTTGTAGTTTGACAACCAAAACAAAAGAACAGTCCACTATCTTTTGCAACTTCTCCAGCAGGGGTTCTACTATTATTATGATATGGGCAATAGATAATAAAATCATTGCCAAACTCTGCTTCAACATCAATGCCAGCACCTGCCAATACCCTACGTATTTGCTCTTCTGTATAAATGTTTTTACGCATATGGTCCTAAAATACCATAACCAATTGTATACCTTAAACCATTTGTGGTTTCACAAACTCCATGCATTTCGTTCATTTTGTAGTATGCAATATCCCCAGCCCTTGGTTTATATTTATACTTATAATTTGGCAAAGAAAGTTCACCACCATCAAAATCATCATTGACGTATAGCATAGCAACAAAACTGTCTACTCTTTGATCTGTAATATCTTGGTGTTCCGTCATTGGGGTAAATGGAAGTAGCTTGGATACAGTTATTGTTGACCTAAGTGGTTCCATATGTTTCATCTTCTTATCTTTCATAAACTTAAATAAGGAAGCACTCATTATGTTTTGAAATAAACACCTAAGTTCAATAGCAGCATAGCTATCTTTTCTATCATTACAAAATGGAAGGTCCATTGTTAGGTGAGGCCTTCTTGTAATGCTTTGAAGTGGATAAGAATCTTTGCTTACAGTTTCAATAAGGTCAATCCAATACTGTGTATTTATATTGTTTGAATAAATAGTAATAAACTCATTATCAATTCTAGGTTTAATATTATTTTCCATCTTCGTAATCCTTATAACGATAATATCCTTTATCAAAGTCTGCCTGCACTAAAAAATCTCCCATAAAACCATTACGGTTTTTTCTAAATACACATTCAATAATATCACTATTGGTAGCACGACCTAAAGCCATAACCCAGTCAGCATCATAAGCAATCTGTCTAGACCAAGCGGTTTGACCTAGTGTCGGGGGGCTTGATAAATCTTTTACATCATCAGGGGTAGCAGATGAAATAGCAATAATAGGAACTTCTTCACTAATAGACATTAGCTTTAGTTCTCTTGAAAGGTTTTTCATTCTTACCGTTTCATTCTCAGACTTTTGATTTGGTGACATTAATTGTAAATAGTCCACTATAACAAAGTCTGGTCTATATTGATCAATCTTTCCACGAATAACCGAAGGAGTTACTTCACCACCACTATCGTTAGATATGATATGAAATTCTGGACGGCCCTCTACTTTATTTTTATGCCACTTTTTTAGCATATCAATTTCTATTTCGCCTTTACTTAACTTTCTATGAGACCACAGACCTTCACCCATAATTGCAAAAATACGATTACGAACTTCTGTTTCAGACATTTCTAAAGAAATAATCATTGGTGACTTTCCCTGCTTCCATGCTTGAACTGCAAAATATAGGGCCATCCAAGATTTACCAATGCCAGGGTAGGCTAGAAACACTCCAAGTTGACCTGGCATAATTCCAGAAGGTAGGTAATTATCAAATCCTGGTAGATTAGTTTTAATTCCAACCTGTCCTAATGCATTTTGTTTTTGAACATTTTCAAAATATGCAACTGCGGATTCTAAATCGGTAGCGTCAATATCTCTAATAGATGCAGTATTCTTTTTAAGTTCAGATGTTTTTGTAATTAAAGTTTCAAGTGCTTTTGGACCATTTCCACCTTGAACTTCTCCTGCTGCATTTTTAATTATGTCCTTTAGGCTGTCATTTAAATATTCAACTTGTAATTCTTCAAGATGATGCTTTGTAGCACCAACCCCTTCGATTGGTTCAAAATCTCTAAACTTTTCTCTAACTAAATCTACTGGAGGAAGTGATTGATTATTTTCAGAGTATAGGCGAATAAAGTTCCAGATGTC